TTCGAAAATAAAATTTTCCCTAAATGAAATTTGAAGGGGGCTTGGGGAAACGTCCGCTGCATCGTTCAGTTAAGTGCTGATGTGAGGTTGGGGCGGTGTTCTATACAGTTGTTGCACCATTTCGGGGCAGAAAGGAGGAAGACTATGGGAAGACCGGCTATGTCGGCTAAGGTTACGGCTAAGCATCTGAGCGATGCGGAAATGAAGTCAAAACTTGCGGCTGAGGAGAGGCTCAGAGGAAAGGCTGACAGGCTGCGGCCTCCGAAGTATCTCACGGCTTCGCAGAAGAAGATCTTCCGGTTTATCGTCGGTGAGATGCAGGAAAGCGGGGTTCTGGGGAATCTCGATGTGTATGTGCTTGCTGAGTGCAGCATCGCTCTGGATCGTATGCAGGAGATCGAGAGCCGTATCAATCAGGATCCCGAACAGCTCAGCAATGACAAGCTTTTGCAGGCGAAGGACAGATATACCAAGTCGTTCTTCCGGTGCTGCAATGAGCTTTGCCTCTCGCCGCAGAGCCGTGCCAAGATCGGCAACCTCAATCTGACTGCCGCCGAAGAAAATCCCCTCCTGAAAATACTTTCGGAGGAGGAAGAAGAATGACAAAGGACTGGTTCATGGACTATGCTGAACACGCAGTCAGAGCTATCGACATTGAAACTCACAGGTATGAGCTGCGTGGGTGGATAACCAAAAACGGGCGGCATATCCTTATCGGGGGAGGACTCCGGCGGTGGTAAGTCCGGAAAAAAGGTTGACAATGCGGCGGAAAGTGCTATAATAAAAGAGAGCAGCGATAAGCCGATAACAGAGATAACTGATTCTGCGGTGGAACGTGTTCCGCTTGTGAAGATCAGCGGTTATTCTGATGAACAGTGTACAGTAATTCAGCAGCAGCATCAGGAGCTTCTGAAATATGCTCGTGATAACAACGGTTCTAACGAAGCCGCATTTGTTTTTGACAGCACCTTTCAGATCAGAAAAGAATTCAAGGGTTCTGATGATACTATCGGCTTTGGTGGTGCTTTTTACGGCAGTGATCTGTTCGTTACGCACAATCACCCTCGGAACAGTAGCTATTCACTTAATGATATTACCGAATTTCTGGGAAATCAAAGCATTAAAACACTGACAATAGTAAAGAATAACGGCGGTGTTGAAACACTTGAATCGGCTGTTGAAAGAATAAACGATATTCTGAAACAGTTTGAGGAAGAAGAAAAGAATACAGAAGAAACCGCCCGATAAAGGCGGTTTTCTTATACCCTGACGCAGAAAGGAGCTGGAGGGAATTGACATAGTAAAGGACAGCCGTGCTTACAGATATGCGGTGTGGTGCTGTGAGGAGGGCAATAAGAAAGTCGGGATATACGTCATAGAGCAGGCCCGGCAGTGGCTCGCTGTTGCTGACGGGGAAAATCCTGACGCTTATGTGAGCGAAAAGCACTGGCGGAAGATCACGAAACTGCTGAGGATAATCATTCACCCGGATCTGAACGTTTCGATGTATGACGGACTGGAAGATTATGCGGTGCTGTTTATCTATGCACTGTTCTGCACGAAAAGCCGCAGGACGAAGAAAAGATACTATGAAACAGGTCTTCTGGAGATCGCACGAAAGAACTACAAGACTTTCACTTCGGCGGTCATTTTTATTATCGGTCTGCTGACAGAGCCGAAGTTCAGCCGCTTTTTCTCGGTCGCTCCGACGCTTGACCTCTCCTCGGAATTGCAGCTCGCTGTCAAGAAGATTATAAAATCCAGTCCGTGTCTGGCTGACGAGAAGATATTCAAGCTGATGCGGAAGGATATCCGCTGCAAGCTGACGGATTCTGTCTACACTCCGCTTGCTTATTCAAATGACAGGCTCGACGGCAAGCTCGCAAATATGTTCCTTGCTGACGAATGCGGTGCTATGGACAATTATCCGATAGAGGCGATGCGTTCTTCACAGGTGAACCTCGCTGAAAAGCTCGGTATCATTATTTCGACTCAGTATCCGAAAGACAATAACTCGATGCTGACGGAGATAGACAAGTCGAAAAAGACTCTTGACGGCCTTATCAGAGGTCAGACACGCTTTTCGCTGCTCTATGAGCCGGACGATAAGTACAAGAGCGGTGACTCCTGGAAGACGGAGGACGATGCTGTATATCAGGCAAATCCTGTTGCCGTGAACTCGGAAAGGCTTTTCAATAATCTTATCCAGAAGCGTGAGGAAGCGATCCTCTACGAGGAGAACAGGGAGAATTTCCTGTGCAAGCACATGAATATCCTCTACAAGGGTCTCGGAGTTGAGGGATATGTCGAGATAACGAAGGTCAGGCTGTGCAAGGCTCCGGAAGAGGCTGACTTCTGGAGGGGAAAACAGGTCTATCTCGGCCTTGACCTGTCGCTGACGAATGATAATACATCGGTCGCAATGGTCACCTACGATGAAGAAAATGACCTCATATACGGCAAAGTCTGGGGATTTATCCCGGCTGACCGCATTGAGGAGAAGTCGCAGAAAGAGGGTGTTGACTACAAAAAGCTCATTGCTGCCGGGAACTGCTTCGCCTGCGGTGATGAAGTCATCGATTACGGCTATATCGAGAGATTCATCCTCTCGCTGCATGAAAGATACGGTGTGGAGATAGTTCAGCTCGGTTTCGACAGGTGGAATGCTCTGAGCACTGTTCAGAAGCTCGAAGCAGCTGATGATCCGATAGAATGCGTTGAGATAAAGCAGCATTCGAGCGTTCTGCATCGTCCGACGAAGCTCCTTGAAGAATATATCCTGAAAAGAAAGTTCCGGTACAGCGACAATCTCATGCTTGAGATAAACTTCGAGAATGCACGCTGCACTGAGGACACAAACCTCAACAAGTATGTGAACAAAAAGAAGTCCTCCGGCAAGGTCGATATGGTCGTTTCACTCATCAATGCTGTCTATCTGATGCAGGTGAACGTCCTCGACAATATGGGAGGCTCGTTCTGTGTGATAATATAAAGGCGGTGGTCAGAATAGGACTTTTCAAGCGTAAGAAAAAAGAGATAAGAGCCGATACTCCGGCAGAAATGAACTTCAATACCGGTCAGGAAACGTCGATACTGACGTTCTTTGCTTCTGCTAAGAAGCTCACACGCAGCGAGACATTGGAGATACCAACTGTGGCAGCGTGCATATCAAAGCTCGCCGGTGCGGTCGCAAGCCTGCCGGTGAAGCTCTACAGGAAGGAAGACGGCAGGATCACGGAGATCACTGACGACGGCAGGCTGAAACTGCTCAACGGCGATACCGGAGACACGCTCTCGACGCACGATATGTGGACGGCTGCCATTGAGGACTATTTCCTCGGCGGCGGTGCGTGGATATATATAAACTCCGCCGGTCTGAAAGTCAGGAGCCTGCACTATATCGACAGCCGGAGCGTGAGCATATTATCGAACAGCGATCCGGTCTTCAAGGCGTTCAGGGTGCAGATAAATGCACGGGAATACTATGATTTCCAGTTCATCAAGCTGCTGAGGAAAACGCACGACGGCTGGACGAATATCCCGCTTCAGGAAGATAATTCGGCTGTGCTCTCGGCGGCTTACAATGCTGTGAGGCTCGAAAATATGATGAACTCGAACGGCGGCTGCAAGCCGGGTTTCCTCAAGGCTCAGACAAGGATATCAAAGGAAGTCGCTGAGGACATCAGGAGAAATTACGATCTGCTCTACAACAATTCAAGTGACCGCTCGGAGCGAAAGCTCATGGTGCTCAATGACGGCATCACGTTCGAGCCGATATCTTCGACGGCTGCGGAGCTTCAGCTCAATGAGAACAAGAAGGTCAACAGCATGGAGGTCTGCAAGCTGTTCGGCTTTCCGCATACGATCATCGACGGCGGTGCATCAGAGGACGACAACAGGAAGTTCATCTCGGCGGTGACGGCTCTCGTCGATCAGATCGAGACAGAACTCGACCGGTGTCTGCTCCTCGAATCAGAAAAGGAACAGGGTTATTACTGGGCGTTCAATACCAAAGAGCTGACTCGCGGCAGCATCAGGGAGCGTTTCGACGCTTATGAGATCGCTGCACGCAACAACATCATGCAGATAGACGAGATCCGCCGTGAGGAAGATCTCGAACCGCTCGGCTTCAACTTCGTCAAGCTCGGTCTGAGCGACGTTCTCCTTAATCCGCAGACTATGGAGGTATTTACTCCGAATACCGGTCAGACAAAGAATCTGCTTACCGGGGAGGAAAGGGCGGAAATACACGGCCCGGACGGTAAAATAGTTGATAACGTACCTGACGGAAATTCCGGAGGCGGTTCTTCCGGCGGTTCTTCCGGGGGTTCTTCGGGTGGTTCTTCCGGCGGAAAAGCTTCGGGGAAGGTTGACAAAGACGGAGGTGAGTAGAATGGACGAGAAAGCCTTACAGATAGTCAGAGATTATATCGAAGAGCATCTCGACAAGTCAGACCAGAAGCCTGAGTTTGAGGTGTATACCGTATGGAAGTGCAAGGTACTCCAGAACTGGAAATATCTGCTGTCAAGCACACTGCCTGACGGTATGTACTATGAGCTGACATACAACGGCGACAAAAAAGAATGGTATCTTGACGCTTACAAGAAGTTCGAGAACAAAGTTATCACGGAGGAATAAAAAATGGACGACTGGAAAGACAGGCTGAAAGCTGAGTACGCTCAGACAAAGGAACGATACGAAAAACTGAAAGCCTATAATAACAAGCAGGAAGTTGAAGCCTATTTACTCAAAGACGTTGCAGAAGAACCGGAAGATATGTACAGCAGAGTGCTGTTGAAAAAGCAGCAGAGTGCAATGGGCGAACACCTTCACATTCTTGAACTTCGTGCTGAGCTGGCTCACATTGAACTATAATACCGCTTACAAGCATTTGCGGCCGACACCAATGTCGGCGGCAGGTGCATTTTTTATACCCAAAAATACGAAAGGAGCTGATAAAATGCGTATCGAAGTAAGAGCTGACGGTCTGCATATAAGCGGATACGTCAATGTCACGGGGAAACTCTCCCGTCCGGTCATAACGCCGAGGGGAAAAGTCCTCGAAACTATCGAGGAACGTGCCTTTGAGGAGGCGATCAGGAACAGCGGCGATGTGACGGTCGAGGTCGATCACGACAAGACGCATATCTATGCACGCACTTCCGACAATACGCTCACTCTGAGGGAGGACGCAATCGGTCTTCATGCCGATGTCTTCATCACCGACGAAACGGTCATCGAGCTTGCTCGCAAGGGCAGGATCCGTGGCTGGAGCTTCGGAATGTACAATGTCCAGGACGAAATGGAGAGCCGTGGCACGGACGAGCTGCCTGTCAGACACGTCAAGGGCCTGCTGCTCGATCATGTTTCGCTTATCAAGGACATGACTCCCTGCTATGCTGCCACTTCGGTGGAATACCGTGCTGATGAAGCTGTCGATATGGAGCTTCGTGGCATCGGTATGCCGCCTGAGTATATCTCATACGAACAGAAACCCGATTACACTGAATATGAAAGAAGGATCAAAAAATTATGAAAAAGCTTGTTGAAATGAGAAACAGAAAAAAGGCTGAGCTCAACGCTATGCTCGCTGCTGTGAAGAAAGAAGAGCGTGCTTTCACCGACGAGGAGAATGCTGCGTTCAATGCTCTTGAGGCTGAGATCAAGCAGCTCGATGCTACGATCGATGCTGAGGAGAGAGCAAGCGGTATCTCCGAGAAACACACTCCGCTCCCGGAGAACAAGCCTGAACAGCTCACTCAGGAGCAGATCGAAGAGAGAGCTTTCACTGACTTCCTCAACGGTAAGATCGCTGAAATGCGTGCCGGTGAGCAGAATGTTGACTGGTCGAACAACAACGGTGCAATTATCCCGACGACTATTGCTAAGCGTATCATCGATGCTGTCGTTGATATCTGCCCTATCCTCGCAGGTGCTGACGTTTACCACGAGAAAGGCGTGCTCAAGATCCCGAAGTGGACTAAGGCTAACAGCACTCATGATGTGACTGTCGGCTATGCAACGGAGTTCACAACGCTCACGGCTGATTCAGGACAGTTCACTTCCGTTGACCTCGGCGGTTTCCTTGCCGGTGCTCTCGTCCTCATCGGAAAGAGCGTTATCAATAACGCAGCGGTCAATGTGACTGAGTTTGTTATTCGTAAGATCGCTGAAAAGGCTGCTCAGTTCATCGAGGGCGAGCTTCTCAAGGGCTCTGGTTCGAGTGCTGCTCAGGGTGCTGTAAAGACATCTAATGTTGTTACAACAGGCACAGCTCTGACAGTAGGTCTTGCTGATCTTATCGCTCTTCAGGCTGCTGTAAAGCAGGCATATCAGAAGAAGGCCTGCTGGACAATGTCTCCCGCAACATTCACAGCTATCAAGTATCTCATAGACGGTCAGAACAGACCTCTCCTCGAACCCGATGTATCTTCTGAGTTCCCTTACAGACTGCTCGGTAAGCCGGTATACCTCTCCGACAATATGGACGGTATCGCTGCAAACAAGCTCGCTGTTCTCTACGGCGACTACAGCGGTCTTTCCGTAAACTTCCGTGAGGACATCAGCATCGAGATACTCCGTGAGGCATATCATACTCAGCACGCTATCGGTATCGACTGCTGGTTTGAGTTTGACTCTAAGGTAACAGACGAGCAGAAGCTTGCTGTGCTCAAGATCAAGGCTTCGTCATGAGAATAAGTGACGTTACTGCGGCTATCGTGAAGGATTTCTGCGGCATCTCAGACAATGACAGCGATGATATCGTCGCTGTCATGATGTCGGCTGCCAAAGACTTCATAAAAGGCTACACCGGTCTGAGTGAGGAGCAGATAGACGGATTCGAGGATATAACGGACGCTTATCTCATTCTCGTCAATGATATGTTTTCGCAGCGTGACTATACTCTAAACTCACACAAGCAGGTCAATCCTGCCGTTAAAACGATACTTGGTCTCCATGCTGTGAATTATCTGGGGTAAAAGGAGCGATAACGTGACTTATAACAAGAAGATCGTATTGCAGGTATGCTCAGGTGAATGCGATGAGATCGGCAATCAGGGCGGCGACTGGTGTGAGCTGCGTTCGGTCTGGGCGGAGATATTCACCGTTTCCGGAAAGGAATACTACGCTGCCGCTCAGACGAATTCGGAGAATGATGTGACATTCCGCATCAGGTATTCTGCCGATATCGCCGCTTATGCCGATGATACGGACAGTATCCGCCTTGTGTACGGCGGAAGGATATTCGATATCAGGAGCATTACTGACGTGAAGGAAAGACATCTGACGCTTGAAATACGTGCTGTGAGCATCAATGCAGGACAGGGAGAATGATAATGAACAGTATAACACCTGAAACGCTCGGAAATGCCCTTGCTGACGCTTCCTCGCAGTTTGCCGGTGAACTTACCGCAGAGCTGGAAGACGGACTGGCTGAAATCGGAAAAAATACAGCTAAAAAAGTCCGCTCGCTCTCTCCTGAAAAATCGGGTAAATACCGCAGGGGCTGGAAAGTCTCAAAAGAAAAATACCGTGGCAGCTTTACTGTCACTGTCCACAACAAGCAGTATTCTCTCGTTCATCTGCTCGAAAACGGACACCTCAACCGTGACGGAACTTCAAGAGCAAGGGCTGTTCCGCACGTCGCTCCCGCTCAGCAGGACGCTGAAAGACAGGTGGACGAGCTTTTACAGAATCTTTGAGGTGAAAAAATGGAGCTTGAAGAGATCTACACAAAACTGTGCAGCCTCGGCATTCCGGTCGCCTATATGAAATTCACGAAGCCTCAGAAGCTGCCGTTCCTGGTCTACTATGAGTCGGGGACGGAAATTCAGGGTGCTGATACCTACAACCTCTACAGGCGGACGGAGATCACCGTCGAGCTGTATACACAGAAAAAATCTCCCGGTCTTGAAAGAAGCATCGAAGAGCTTTTCCGTGACCGGGAGATATCAAAAAACGCAGACGCTTATTTAAAGGACGAGAATATGTTCATGACAGCTTTCTCGTTCGATGTTTACCAGTATATCAAAGATACGGAGGAATCTACATGAAAAAGGAAATTAACAGGATCGCTCTCGGCAGTGTTGATATCTATATGACCGAATTTTCCGGAACTGCCGTTTCGGACATTCCCTCTGACGAGACGATCGAGACAGAAGCTAACCTCATCGGCAGGACTAAGGACGGCGGTGAGATCGCTTATACTACCACTTTCTATAACACAAAATCAGACGACGGAAAAGCTGCACGTTCCGAAATGACCGACGATTCGGCTACTATCAGCTTCGGCCTTATCACCTGGAACGGCGATACTATCACAAAGATAGTTCCGACTGCTGCTGCAACTGTCACCGGCACAAAGAGACGCACGCTCATCGGCGGTGTGGCTAACAGTGACGACAAGGTCTACCTCGTGCGTGCTGTCCACAAAGACAAGGTCAAGGGCGATGTCCGCTATACTATCGTCGGCAAGAACATCAACGGCTTCGCTGCGGCTTATCGTCCCGGTCAGAATAATGTCCTCTCTCCCTCGATCGCTGCTGAACCCTTCGAGGACGGCAGGCTTATTATTCTTGATGAGGAAGATGTTGATGTTTGATGTTCAGGCGACTCCCGGACAGGGCAACAGTTGAAAAACGGGACTTGATGTCCCGTTTTCTATCTTAGATTCAGTTTGTTTATAAGTGCTTCCTGCAATACCTGAGAGAAATTGACTCCGGCGTGTTCGGCTTCGGCGTTTATCCATGAGGGGATAGAAAGCGTTTTCTTTACAAACCGCTTGCTCTGTTTTTCACGGAACGGCGGCATGAATGTTTCAACGAGCATGAGCGTCTGATCGCTTTCAAGCTTTATATGGTCGATCGGAGTCGGTGAAGGTATCTGTTCACCGTCAGTCTCCATTCCGTAAAGGTGGAGCGTCATGGCTTCTTTGGCGTTTCTGCACGCTTCTTCAACTGTATCAGCACATGGCAGACAGCCGGGAAGATCGGGGAATTCTATGGATATACCGTCATCGGCAAAGCTGAATACAGCCGGGAAAATATATGTGTCTTTCATAGCAGCTCCTTTCATGAGACAGGGATCAGACGATCCTGATCCCCGCCTGCTTTTCGATGCTCTTCAATGTACCGGCAGGAATGTCCTTACGTGGGTGAGTTACCGTAACTCTTCCTTTTTTCACAGGGTGTTTGAACTGGTGGTGATCGCCGGAGCAGTTCACTTCATACCAGCCGTCTGCGGTCAGTGCTTTGATAACATCTCGTGATGAAAAACTTTTCATTTTCTCACCTCATATATATTATACCACGTAATTAATTACGTGTCAACAAGGAGGAAAAATTATGTCAAGAAGATATGAACTCACACTCGAAAACGGTACTGTGCTCCATGTCAAGCCGCCGACTGTCAGACAGTTCTACAAGGGACTGAAAGCTGCTGCGACTGATGCGGAGCTTTTCCGGGCAATTGCGGAGATATGCAGCGGAAATGATGAAAATATCGATATCTCCGAAGAATATGTCATCGACAACTTCACTGTTGACGATCTCCACGGTTTCTTCCGTGGCTTCACTGACTGGGTGATGTCGGAAAGAGACAAGAACCCAAACTGAAAGTGCCTTACTATCCGTATCAGGAGAAAAGCCGGAACAATTTCATTGTGAATACAGAAGATATCAAGCTCGCAAGCGATTATACCGCTATGCCGTTTCCGGAGATCTGGAAGCTTGATATCTTCGAGTTCTGGGGTTATCTCCACGACGCTGTCGTCTGGGAGTGCAGCAGGAGCGAGAACGGCAGAGAATTCCTCGATTCCGCTTTCTGTATCATGCAGTCAGAGCCGGACAGAGAGGCTCTCAGCGTTTTCAGAAGATAGTAGGGCGATTGGCAGACCACTGAACAATGCAGGGAGTCACCCTCGTTCACGTATTACTAAGGACTGAGCGAAGGAAGACTACCCGTCCGTAAAGACTATCATCGGACTAAGCGGTCGAGCTGGCTCAGCTCGGAAAGGTGATATTATATGAATAAGATCTTGAAAGGGCTGATGATCCAGCTCGGTGCGGATACCTCCGGTCTTGACAAGGCTCTCAGAAACGTTGAGGCCGGCAGCAGAAAGGCTTCCGGTGAGCTGAAAGAGATCAGCCGCGCGATGAAGGACAACGGTGATTCCGCTGTTCTCTGGTCGCAGAAGCAGGAAGTCCTCCGGAAGGCTCTGGAGGAATCTCAGAAAAAATTGCAGCTTCTCGAAGATACGGAGGAGGAAGTCAGAAGACGCTTTGAAGCCGGGACGATATCCGGCGAACAGTACAGGGCTTTCCAGAGAGAAATTGAGAATACTCGCTCGGAAATGAACCGGCTTCAGGGTGATCTTGATGCAACAACTTCCCACCTTGACGGACTCGGTGAGGGCTTCGACGATGCTTCACAGCACGCTGAAAATGCGGCTGACGGCGGTGTCTCCGCTCTGACTGTGGCTCTCGGAAACCTCGCTGCGGACGGTATAAAAAAAGCTGCTTCCGCTCTTGTGGACTTCTCGAAAGATGTCATCGAGACAGGCAAGAACTTTGATTCGTCTATATCGAACGTTGCTGCCATATCAGGTGCAACGGCTGAGGAAATGGATATTATCCGGCAGAAGTCGGTGGAACTCGGTGCAACGACGAAATTCACGGCGAAGGAATCGGCTGACGCTTTCGGATATATGGCTCTTGCCGGCTGGGACGTGGAAAGTATGCTCTCCGGTATCGGCGGTGTGCTTGACCTCGCTGCGGCTTCGGGAATGGATCTTGCAAGGGCTTCGGACATCGTGACAGATGATCTCACGGCTTTCGGTCTGACGGCTCAGGATTCGGTTCATTTCGTTGATATGATGAGCTACGCGATGAGCCACTCGAACACGACGACGGAAATGCTCGGTGAGGCTTACAAGAACTGTGCTGCGACGGCTGCTTCGCTCGGATATACTGCCGAAGACGTGACTGCCGTTCTCATGACTATGGCGAACAGCGGCATCAAGGGCGGTGAAGCCGGTACTGCTCTCAATTCGGTGATGACTCGTCTTGCTACTGATACGAAAAACTGCGCGACTGTTCTCAAAGGTTATAACGTGCATATCTACGACGCTCAGGGCAATATGCAGTCGCTTTCAAGCATATTACAGGGCATTTCCGGTGTATGGCAGGATCTCAATGACAAGCAGCAGGCGAACCTCGCTAAGGCGATAGCAGGCACGAATCATTATTCGGCTTTGCAGACGATAATGAACGGCCTTTCGGATTCGGCTGCGGCAAGCGGTGTGTCGTTCGGTGACTATGCTGCTGCTCTCGAAGAGTGCGACGGTGCGGCTCGGAACATGGCGACTACCATGATCGACAACCTCGCCGGTGATATGACGCTCCTTGACAGTGCTGTGGAAGGTATGAAAATCGCTCTGTCGCAGGAGCTGGCTCCGGTGATGCGTGAGGCGGTTCAGTTCGTAACATCAAAAATACCGGATATCAAAAAGAGCATCGAACCGCTTTTCAGTGAGGGTGCAAAGTTCGTTTCCGGACTGATAAAGCAGCTCCCCACGGTGCTGGAAGTCCTCTCGGACATCGCTCCGGTGCTGAAAACGGTCGCAGGTGTTCTCCTGACGGTCAAGGCTGCGGAGAAAGCTGCTGCGGCTGTCAAAGCGATACAGGGCATAACGGCGGCTTTCGCTGCTGCTTCTACCGGTGCGGCGACGTTCGGGGCGGCTCTTTCCGCTATTCCTGCCGTTGCTGCTGTCGCTGCGTTCGCTGTGATCGCTGCGGATATAGCTGCTGTGGCTCTCTCGGCTAAAGATGCTGACGACGAGATGACGAAGATATTTGAAGAGCATCAGAAGGAAATGGATATCCTCAACGCTGACCGGCAGGAGATCGGCAAGTACAAGGACTCACTCGATGACAGCATCGGCAGCATAAAGGAATCTACAGACCGTACAAAAGACCTCTGGAAAGAGCTTGACGAGCTGGCGGACGCTTCCGGCCGTGTACAATCTGCCGATAAAGTCCGTGCGGAATATATCCTCGGTGAGCTTAATACCGCTCTCGGCACGGAATATACCATGACCGGCAATCAGATAGACAACTACAAGCAGCTACAGGAAGAGATCGACAAGACGATCCAGAAAAAACAGGCGGAGCAGATACTCGATTCCTACTACGCTCAGACTGCCGGTATGTCGGAAAAGTATTATGAGGCAAGGCAGGATTATATTGACAAAGAACAGGCATACACAGAAGCGGAAAAAACTCTCGAAGATGCAAGAAAAAAGTATCGTGAGATTACCGGATATGATTACAGGAACGTTTCTGCTGAAGATTACCTCGATGCAAAGGAAAAAGGTCGGTACAGTTATGCAAAAGACTCCAAAGGCCGCTATATCTGGAGAAATGTCACTGACAAGGGTGCTGCTGCTGCGGATGAGCTGAAAGCTGCCGAAGCAAGTTATGGTTTTGCATATAAAGAAATGACCGATGCCATGGGGAATTTCAAGGAAACGTCGGAGTTCATGGAAAAGCAGTCGGAGCTGATGACGGAATATTCCAAGGGAAATTATGAGAATGTCGCAAAGCTCGCTTTTGACGTTTCGAGCATCGATCAGAGCATCTTTGAAGATGTGAACGCTACCAATGACGAGATCGAGACGGCTGTCAAGGATTCGCTCAATGAAATAAAGTCCGAAATGAAGCTGTGGAGAGAGACAGGCGATTCCGGCACGGCGGCGGATATCCTCGATAAAATGGGAACGGCTCTCAATGCTGCTCAGACAAGAGGAATGAACGGTGCTTCGTACTTCAATGAGTTCCTCGGCGGCGATTTCCGGGAGCTGTGGAAGGACGGCGGCGATATCTCCGCTATTGCTCAGAGGCTCATGGATTCCGGTATCAGTGCAGGCGATATCCTCGGAGATGAGTATATTTCCGCTGTACAGTCGCAGTTTGAACACGGCTATAATATCGTTCCGCTCCTGCAATGGGGTGCAAAAAGCGGCAAACTGACCGCTCAGAATTACAATAAAGAGTGGGATAAGGCTGTTGAAAAAGAGCTGAGCAATCCCAAGGATCATATCGATGCTTCCGGCCTTATGGAATGGTGGCGTGAGAACGGCATGAAGCATGGTGAAACTTACGGTGATCTTTTCGGAGAGGCTCTGTCATCGAAGATACAAAGCCACACCGTTCAGACTCTTTGGGCAACAAATGACCTTATACAGGCAACTATCAACTCGCTCGGTGATCTTGAACACAGAGGATATGAGGTCAAGAGCAACGTCCAGAGGATAGCATACGAGAATGCAGCACACTCCGTTGTCGATAAGGTGAAAAATGCGTTCAGCGGCTTTAAATTCATGGCGGACGGCGGTTTCCTGCGGAACGGTCAGGCGGTCGTTGCGGAAGCAGGGCCGGAGCTGCTCGAAGTTATAAACGGCGGTGTGCGTGTCACTCCGCTGACGGAGAGTTCACGCAATTCTTCGGCAGGCGGCGTTCAGAAGCTGTTCTACAGCAATTATACTATCAATGCAAGCGTATCGAATGACGCTGATATATCACGGCTCGCTGAAAGGCTCGAACGTGAAAGGCGACGCAATGAAGCCGGGAAAGGACTATAATATGAGCTGGTTTATTTTTAACGGCACGGACAGCCGTGACCTCGGCATCATCGTGGCGAAAACTCCCGTCCGGCCGTCATGGTGTGCCGAATTCAAGGAAATTATAATACCCGGTGCGAACCGGCGATATATGCAGAAGACGAACAACTATCCCAATGCGGAATTCAAAATTGATACGGTCGTGCCGACGGATCCGGAGTCGCTGCGTGAGATATACCGCACGCTCAACGGCAGCGGCACGCTCTGGCTGTCGTCCGCTCCGGGGGAATATATCGATGTTATACTTGAAGCTCTCGTTCCGGAGCCGGTCGCTATGCTGACGGCGGAGCTTCCGGTCGGTGTGACGGCTATGCCGTTTGCACGGTCGGTCACTCCGACGATAGTTGACCTGACGGAGGCTTCCGACTGGCTGTGGGTGGACAATACCGGCACTGTGACGAGTTTTCCGGAATACCGTTTCACACCGTCGGGCGGTGATGTCGTTCTCAATGTGAACGGAGCAGAGTTCACGGTCGCAGAAGTGCCGGAGCTGCCGGCCGGGGCGGAGATCGTGATAAACACCGAAGTTCCGCTCGTTTACTGGGAAAAGGACGGTATCAAGGGGAATATAATGCAGTACACCACAGGAGATTTTCCGCTGCTGCATCCCGGTATGAATTATATCAAGCATTCCGGCAATGTCTCGGCTGCGTCGGTAAATGTTAAGGAGGCGTTTCTATGACAGGTTCGGGAACTCAGGCGGATCCGTATATCGTTGGAAACTGGGCGGACTTCGTGACTGCTGCCGGGACTTCCGGAGCTTATGTGAGATTCGCTGACAGTACGGTGATAGACCTTGACGTGGATCACAGTGAGGGCTTTTCTTCAAATATAACGATAAGATGCACGGAGATAGACGGAAACGGCGGCGAGATACGGGGGCTTTTCCTGATAAATAATGCTTATCTGTATTTCTATAATTACATAACCGTCAAGTCTCTGACTATATCGGCTATGAGGAGAGACGGCGGTTCAGGTCAGACGTTCTTTTTTTCGGAGGGCGGGACTCTTTCCGGATGTATCATTACAGGCTCGTTCGGCGGAGGAGCTATGATATACAGCGGCGGATATACTACATTCAACTGCTGTTCCATGAATGTGCAGCTTCAGGCGAATACGGCTCTTGTTGAAAGTTATCAGTACGACGACCGCTGCCTGAGATTTTTCAACTCAAAGATAAAGATAACCGGCACTCCGTATATCAATAAAAATAAAAACAGGCAGGTCGTTCTGGAAAATACGCTGCTGCTCGGTGAACTGCCGACGGATATATATTACAGTTCATACGGCAGCGTCGTTGACTGCAATGTGCCGGATAATACCGCTCTGACGTGTGACAGCGGTGCGGTATTCATAAACGCTGACAAGTTCGGCAGCGGTGTTACTGCCGGAAGCCGGTTCGTCAGGCTGACGGACGAGCAGGTACACAGTGCGGACTATCTCTATTCCGTGGGTTTCCCGGTCGCAGGAGTGTGATGTGATGTTTATTTATATTACTGACTTCGTGCAGGGCGGTTTCTACGTCGATAACGGGCAGGAGTACAGCTCCGGCACCGAAGTCCGCAGCGGAATGCACCGCATGAATCCGTGCAGGATCACTCTCAGCCGGGATAGCGACGTTACATGGAGCTTTATCTGCTATGACTCAGCCGGGAACTTCCAGAGAATAAGTGAAAGTTCCGGATATAAAGAGGTAGGCACGGTCGTCGATCTCACGAAATACAACTGGATAAGGTATATCCGCATAGAGCTGCACAGCTCCGGCGGCATCGAACCGCCTGCGGCGACACAGCTTTCGGTCGATTATGCGTGGGAAAAGGACGAGGACACCGGTGAAGCGGTCGATCCGCTCTTTCCGGAGATGCCGGAAAAGCCGTTCGCTCTGCCTTATCCGGCGAATATATGGCGTGTGGGCAGCCTTTTCAACAGCGGTCTGCCGTTCCATATGCTCATGCCGGGAATGAAGGGCATTGAGCTTGACAGCGTGACTCGTACTAATGATATACGCATATATGATTACCATGAGCCGCAGAACGGTTTCGCTCACAACGGGATTGCGGTGCTGATGTGCTCGGACTGCGTCTCGAAATGCGAAAATAACGGCCGGTGGGATGTGGAGCTCACTCACCCGATAGACGAATACGGCATCTGGAAGAACATTGTGCCGGAAAATGTGCTTAAAATCGGCGGTCAGCTCTTTCGTATAGATGAAGTTGAACCGTCGCTCGATGAGGATTCCATGAGCCTGACTGCTCACGCACGGCATATATGGTACGATCTCGCTGATACGATGATATTCGACACGGAGGGCGGAAACGGAGCGAACGGTATGTGGTTCCTGGAATTCTGCTTCTCGCATCAGAGTATTCCGGATCCGGAGCTTGCCGGGTATGATTTCGGCTATTATTCCGACATCGAAAGGACGACTGACGGGCTGAGTGCTTACGGTATTTCCATTGCTGCGGCTGTGATCGGTGTTGACGACTGCATGATAAACCGTCTCGGCGGCGAATTGTACCGGAATAACTTCTACTTCTCCGTCAATGACCGCATGGAGGGAGCGAGAGACAATGCTTTTACGCTCCGCTTCGGTACGGATATAACGAAGTTCGTTCAGACGATAGATCAGTCGGGAATGGTTTCATATCTGCACACTGATGATAATTTCGGAAATACCTTTTCTATCTGGAATGAAGACTGGGCAATACATCACCACAGGCACGGATACAAGAAATTCACGTATTCATCTCCGCCGACCTGGGACAGATATTCAGGAGATGTTATAAACTACAAAAGAACTCAATGCCCCTCAAAAACGATATATAAGATATCCGTTCCCGGCCGTGAGCTGCCGGAGGAGTTCCGGTCGCTCGGCTGGCGGCTGCGTGTCGGGGACAGGGGAAAGATACTCTGCTCTCCGCTGGGCATAGAGACTGTGCAGGAGATCACTTATCTTGAAAAAAATGAGCTGACCGGCGAGATAAAGAATATCACTTTCGGCGGTGCTATCCCGTCGCTCCTGCGGCCGGCTTATATGGGCAGCACGGTGACGGACGGAAATTCCATTGCTGACAAGCAGGCGGAACAGCTCCAGACAACTATAATGAGCGAGAATATCGCAGGAATGGAGTCCTATCCGATCAGTCTGCTTGAAAAACGTTCTGTATTTACACTGGAGGGAAGATAATGGCTACCACTTACACGGAAAATTATAATCTCGGCAAGCAGGAAAATCACTACGACAAATTCGATATGACCGTAATCACCGATAATATGGACAAGATAGACGCTGCTCTTGCGGATATTGCAGGTTCGGTCGGTGATATAAATGCTGTGCTTGAGGAGGTGCTGTGATGCCGCATACTATCGCTGAGAATCTCGCAAGACTGACCGCTGTGAGAGATGATATCGCCGCTGCCATTGCTTCCCGTGGTGGCAGTGTGGCTGCTTCTGACGGTCTGGAGGACTTTCCGGCTCTGATAGCCGCTCTGCCTGACTGCGGTCTTGACACGGAGATATATACCTCGTTCCCGATATCGATAAATTCAAGCGGGGGGCCTCTCCCGGACTATATTATATACGGGAATTCCGGCGGTGTCGGTGATGCGTGCTTGAACGAAATTCCTTTGCCGCATTACGATGAACCATACGGGGGCCGTGGCATTACATATCAGTCAAATCCTGACGGAACTGTTACGGCGAACGGTACAGCTGACTACCCGGACGGCAGCAGCTATCATGTGATTGCAAATGACATTTCTCCGGAGGAATTAGCCGGCAGAACTTACACGATGTCCGCTGCTGATACGGTCACGGAGGGCGTTTTCATCGTCATTTACTTCTACAATTCGGGCGGCTCGACTGTCACGCCGACTGATGTGCAGTTCCGCTTTGAGGGCGAAACAGAGTGGAGAACAGCAACCAGCAGCAGCGTGCAGACAAGATTCGATAATACTTATCAGCGGAGCGTTACGATTAAATTCAATGACCTCGGAAACGTCGCAAGGTGTCAGCTCCAGATATGTGCATGGCACGGCACGGTGCTTGATAATTTCATCTATAAGCCGATGTTTTTCGAGGGGGAGGAGTTTCAGCCGTTCGATATGTGGGGGGCGTATAAAATTCCGATAGGGGGGCCTGAAAACGGATATATGGTTTTTCTGCCGTCGCCTCTCGGTGCTTCCGGGGACGATGTTGACGAGCTTTCCTACAGCGAGCAGGCTGTGACATATCGTGCAGGGCGTCCAGAGCCGGAGACTGTTCCGGCAGATGTCCCGGCGATAGAGACGCTGCCGGACTTTGCGGAGACGGTTATCAGCTTCGGAACACAGGTTCCGCCGGGGAAAGTCAGTCTGACGTTCAGAGGGTGGCACTACAACTGAGGGGGAGTATCATGGAAAGCATAATTGTATCAATAATCACAGGAATAATCACTATCATAACAGTTATAATCAACACAAAAGCTTCAAATCGTGAAATCCAGCATAAGCTGGAGACGCAGCAGGCCGTCTTCGAGACCAAGCTCGACAGTCTGACCTCCGAAGTCCGGGAACACAATAACTTCGCCCGGCGAATGCCGGTCGTCGAGGAGCAGATCAAGGTTATCAATCACAGACTGGAGAATCTGGAGCATGAAATTCAGAGACCGCATAGCTAAGATGATCGATGTGAAATCTGTCGTCACGCTCATTCTGACGGCGGTTTTTGCTGTACAGACCGTCAGGGGAAAAGTTTCCGGGGAGCAGTTCCTCACGGTATTTACTGTCGTGATAAGCTTCTACTTCGGGACACAGTATCAGAAAAATATCAAGGAGCGAAAAAGATGAATTACAAGTACAATGACAAGACTCAGCTCGCAGAACATTTCAACGTGCAGGAATTCCGCTGCAAGTGCGGCGGGGCTCACGATATTCTTGTGAATCCGGAGCTTCCGGCTAAGTTCGAAAAGCTTCACAAGGCTCTGCACTGCTCGAAGATAATAATTAACTCCGGCCATCGCTGTGCAGCTCATGATCGTGCAGTAGGAGGTTCTGGAAGCGGTCAGCACGTTTCCGGAAATGCCGCTGATATTGTCTGCTTCGACAAGGACGGAAACCGCATAGATTCAAGAAAAGTCTCCTGTGCGGCTCAGGATATCGGGTTCAAGGGTATTGCCAACATCGATAAGACTTATACGGCGACTCACGTTGATGTCCGTCCGTCAGGATCCTGGCTCGGTGATGAAGTTGTAACGACTGCTTACAGTGTGACCGATGATTTCTACAAGTATTATAAGCTTTCAAAATCCGATGTCTACGGCTCTGCTCCGGCTGATACGATCGATATCACAATTACTCTCGACGGAAAGACTTACTCAGGAACGCTCACAGCAGAATGAAACGGCTTTCAGATCTGATGCTGCTATCGAATTTTCTCAGCACGCTGTTTTATTCTGCATCATATCCGTACATCTATGCGGAGATCGTAAAGGCTATCAGCAGGCATTATATCAGCTTCGAGCAGATAGTCTCCTGCATCGGAATAGTCGTTTTCGGCTCTCTCTGGAATAAGTACGGCGACCGGCTCTTTCAGCATTACACAAAGTTCATACTCCTTGAAATTGCCGCAGATGCGTTTCTTTCCGCTGACGTGCTGATCCGGCACGACCTGAAATTCTACTTTCAGCTGGATGTTATCATCTACACTCTCATCACAAAAAACATGAGCTGCGGCGGCATCAAGATGCGAGCAAAGTCAATCCGACTGAGGAGCTTCGGGAACGCTATGACAATAACTCAAATAGCATCTATGCCATAGCTACTATCGCCGGAACGATCGCCCAGGAG